CTAAGATGGAGGTCAGAACAGCTGTTTTGACCCTTTTGGATGGTGCACGGCGGAAGGGTCTTAAATACCCTCTCCGCCTGCCGCGAAGGCGGCACCATTGGGAGTTGAAGTCTTACTTCTTCTCCTTGACCAAGCTCGCCTGTGGGTTAAAAGACCCGGAGTGGGAGCTGGTCGTTGGGGTAATGGAGTCGCTCTTAGCGCTCCACTATTCCGTCGGAGGTGGACGCCATGCGTCCCCCCAGGTTCTCACCTGGTTCCTCCGTCGTGGCCTGTGGGTTGCAAGGCATCCCACTCGCAGCGCGTGCCTGCTGAAGTCAGCAGCGCACGCGTGCAGGAAAGCTGCTATTGAAAATAGCAGTACTCCCTGGGAACACGTGGGCCAGTTGACTCTCAACCGGCCTCGCTCCCCCTCACGCCGCTGGTTATACCAGCTGTCGAGGGTGTCGAGAGGGCTTCCGAAGCCCCCTCGGCACATGCAAGACAAGGCTGTAGAACAATTCTATAGCCTTGTCACGGAGGATCCACTGTGGTCAGTGAATCCTTCCATAAGGTCAGTCATGATTTTCATGAGGACTTTTGGCATCACTCCGGTCAAACCGGAGTTTGTTGCCAGTACAACCGCCCATTCCGCTTCCCTTTCAGTGAAGCGGTCCGAGGGTGGTAGGTCCCAGGAGATTCTCAATCTCCTGGGGACGAATACATCTGTCGAGCTCCAAGCTCGCACAGGTGCTTCCTCATCCCATGGACAGTCCATGGTGAGGAACCGCCTCCAAGGGCAGATTTTATCTGCCATGGAGCATTCTGGTGACTCCCGTTCGGTGGTCTTGCCAGAATATGGGCTGAAGACTAGGATAGTCTCCTGCTCAGATGCAGTACGGACGTTTAAGTCCGAGGCGTACAGGAAGCCCTTGTACAGGCTCCTCGCCAAACTGCCTTGCTGCCGTCGTGCCTTGCACGATCAGCTTGCTGACCTTCCTTTCAGGAGGGTCGGCCAAGGGGCCAGCGTTTACTCAGCTGACCTCTCGTCGGCCACCGACCGACTGGACCACAACGTGCTCGCAGTTTTCTGCGACCTACTTCACGTTCCACGTGATGTGGTCTTCGGTGGTACGGTTGATAACCGTCCCATGAAACGCGGGACCCTTATGGGGATCCCATGTTCGTGGGTAATGCTGTCGTTGGTCCATGCCTGGACCATCTGGTCGTCAAGGATTCCCTTGACTACCTGTCACCTGATGGGTGACGACTGCATCGCCATGTGGACTCCAGATCAAATCTCGGAGTACACTCGGAACCTTCCCCGTCTTACGGGGATGGAGCTAAACACCACCAAGTCTTTTGTATCAAAGACTGGTGGTACCTTCTGCGAGAGGTTTTACCTCTGCAGATGGGGGTCTTCGCTCGTGAACGTGCCGACCTTGTCGCTACGTTCACTGCTCGATAAGAGTAAGCGAAGAACGTATGAGGAGGGGATTCCCCACCAAATACGCATCCGACGTTATCTTTGGGATAACGTCGGATCTTGGCGTTACAAGGTTCTCCTTGCAATCCAAAGGGCATGGGCACCGGAGAAGCTCCGGCGTCCACGCGTGCACCTCCCCCTCTCTTTGGGTGGGCTGGAGGTGCTTCCTAAGAGGCCCACGAGTCAGGTACCACCTGACCTCGGTTGGCTGTATAGCTCCATCCATGATGGGGCTATATCCGGAGCGGAGCTGAGGCAACTCAGCATCCCGCTCACGTCGGCATACCCGGTGAGATCACCGGAGCGTATTGCCGCGGACCGTCTTGCTGCACTGCAGGACGGTCTCACCTTCAGCACCTCGTTGTGCAACGAGAAGCTGGAGGCCTTCTGGCAGGCCATGATCAGCGAGAGCGCTGAGATGGCCGTCCGCACTGTCAAAAGTGCGGCACCGGCACGGTTAAACTACCACCTTTACAAGAAACTTGTAAAGGCCGTGCCTGTCTCAGTTGAGGTCAAACCTCACCTGAGACTAACACCTCCCTCATGGCTTACCATGAGGAAGGTACTGCAGAGGCTCCGTGTTTCACGGGCCTCTGCTAGGGTTGAACGAGCGGCCAAGTCTCACTTGGACGTTCGTTCCCGTTTCGGTTACTAACCGAACGAACCCACAACAGGGGGCCAACCTGTTATGAATTGGTCGTCCGCCAACGATGTGGCGACGGAGCGTAGTACGAACTCGAGAAGCCCTCGAAAGGGGCTTCCGACCTTGACCGGTCATAGAAACCGTTTCGCACCCCACGTCGTACCTTCGGGAGACGGACCCACCCAATGGGTGGC